CATATACAGTCACAACGGTTACAACACCGAAGGTGATTCAGACATGGAGTAACAATACAACCACAACCGTTGCTGATCCAAACAATCCTGCGACTACAACTACACAGACAGGAACGGCTTATCAGTTTGGTAATTCTTCAGAATCAACAAAGTCGGTTTCTTCTATTAGTGTGAAAGAATCTATTAAGACAAAGAATATGAATCTGTTCCTTGTCGATCCGTTGTCACAAAATGATGGTTCATGGGCAGCTCCGTATATGGGATACGTTTCTTCTGTAGGAAACTATCGTATGCAGGGAGCCGCGTTCGGTTGGCAGAGAACTGTTGAGAACAATACGTTCGGTATGGCAGCTAACATGAATTCTGCTAGAAACGGAAACCAGCCTGGATCAGGAACAGAGTCTGATTCTTACTCTGGAACTGCTTATCTGCTATCAAAGCAGTCAGGCGTTTGGTTGAAAGCTGCGGTTGGTTATGGTTCAACAGACCATAAGACAACCACAGCGATTCCTGCATTTGCTCTGACTAACTCTTCAAAGGTAAATCAGAACAACTTCTATGCTGATCTTGGTGGATATTCTCCAGGAACATTCTTTGGTTTCCGTCTGCTCGGTGGTGCGATTGTAAACTACAGCGACTTGAAGGGAACTGAAACTGGTTCTCCGCTTCTGTCGACTCTACCAAAGAATGGCGGAACGACAAAGGTATCGCCATATGTTGGTGCTCGTTACGAAAACGGCAAAGCTGCTGTGGAAACAAGAATATATACTAATACAGAATATAAAACAGTCGTGAGCACGAAGGCTTCTATCAATCAACCAATCGCAGATAAAGTCTATCTGAACGCAACGGTTGGTGTTGACAAGGCAATCGGCGCAAAGTATAATAACGTATATGGTCTCATTGGATTGAAAATCATATTCTAAAATATCAGTGAAGTGTTACGGTAGCACATCGGTCTCCAAAACCGAGAGCGAGGGTTCGACTCCTTCCACTGGTGCCATCATTAAGGAATGTTATGTTTTCGAAAACAACGTTTTGTTCATTACCCTGGTCATCTATACAGATTAACCCATCGGGTAATTTTAAGATTTGTTGTTTTTCTGGAAACAGAAATAAGTTCAACCACGATAACCATGGAATAGGTAAGGGTGAGGATGGGAATGTGATGAACATTCTCACCCATTCTATTTCAGAAGCTCTCAATAGCGATCTCCACAAAGAACTACGTTTGGCTCAATCCAGAAACGAACGACATGATGTTTGTCGTGTTTGTTGGGATAAAGAAGACTCGCATATAGAGTATTCTAAGTCGGACGGTGACTATAAGGTTATGACATCTGGCGCATACTCATACAGAATCGGTCAGACATTTGTTCGTCTGAAAGATCATGCTGTAAGTATGGAAGAAGCTCCAAAGATTATGTCGAGAGATGGCAGCATCGATAACATTCCCATTAGTCTAGATATTCGTTTTAGCAATCTATGCAATGCGAAGTGCATTCAATGTTCTCCCACATATAGCTCTCTATGGTATAGCGATCACGTTGCGCTTACTGGTTCAAACGAATTCAATGTTGGTCCTAAGTCATATAAGATTAGGCAAGAAGGTAATAAGTTTCTAACTGATATGGTGCGTTGGCATGATAGCCCCATCTGGTGGGAACAGTTTGAACTAATCAAACACAGACTGAAAAGAATCTACATCACTGGCGGTGAACCATTCCTACAACCATCACATGATGAAATGTTGGATAGATTTATTTCTGCGGACTTAGCTAAAGATGTTTCTCTCACATACGATACTAATCTAACTGCTATCAACGACAAGATCCTAAATCGATTAAAACATTTCAAAGATGTGCGCTTGGGTGTATCGGTTGATGACACGCACGAAAGATATGAGCTGATTCGCTATCCCTGCAGCTGGGAAAAGCTCCTTTCTAATATGGAACGGATCAGAGAATATAAGAATCTGAACGTAACAATCACGAGTTGTGTGGGCATATTTGATATCTACGCACCAATGCGATTGTATTCGACATTCGCTCCTTTGGGTTACGAGAAGTTCTCTTATAGGATTTTGCGTTTCCCAGAATGCTATGATATGGCTAATTTTCCAGAGTATGCACGAAAGCAGATCATTTCGAACTATGACAACAGCGATATTCCTATGGCACACAAAGCTATGGTAATAGGATACATCAAAAACAGCAAGCGAACCGACAAAGAGTGTCAAAAAGAAATCAATAAATATGTCGCAAGAATGGATGCATTAGACAAACTTCGTGGAACTGACTGGAGAACTACTTTCCCAGAAACTGTTGAATTGCTTAGAGGATATATCTAATGGTAAACATCAAAGACTATGAAAGCCGTTGGGATTATATGGCTGATAAGGTTGGTCATCCTAGACGCCCAATTTTAGATCAAGAACCAACGCCATTTCAGATAACGGGAAGATTTGTTGGTAATTGGGAAGCTGAACTTCAGTATCTCTTGGAAGCAACCAAGAGTGGAGAAGCATACAACTTTCTAGCTAAGAAAACAAAAGATGATTCTGCAGCTGGTTACAAGACAAAAGCTCTAAACGAATTTGACATGGATAAGATGGATCTTACCAAAGAATATGAATTTGTGAAGAAGATTAGAACACCAGAACTCGAAGAACATCGCGAACATATTCCTACAATCTGGAAGATGGTCGATTGGTTTGGTTTTACTGGTGAGATTGTTGCAAACATTCACGTTCAACAACCAGGTCATGTTTTCCCATTCCACTTCGATAATCTGATTACTGTTCGTGGAAAGAAAGCAATACTGGATGATGGTGAAGCAGAGCGATATGGTCGTGTCGAGGTTATGCTTCGTGATTGGGAGTATGGACATATCTGGGGTGTTGGTAACACATACTGGACCAACTGGCATAAGGGTGAAATCATGTATCATCCGTGGCACAATGTTCCACACGGAACAGCCAACGCTGGTAGATATCCAAGAATCAATCTACAAGTTACTGGAACAATGACACCTGAACTAGAAGACAAACTAAATAAAAATAACGGTGATATCTTCTTAGATTAAGAAAAGAAATTATGATTAAGAATATGGATTTGGATGAAGTCCGCGAATTCATTCGTAATACATCAGACAACACTTGTATCTACATTGGAGCTGATAGCGAACGCTATTGCGGTAAAGATAATCTGTGGTATGCAGACTATACACTTGCAGTCGTAATCCACTACGATGGTTCCCGTGGCTGCAAAGTCTTCGGGCGCGCAGAAAAAGAGCGCGACTTTGACCAACGTATTGATCGCCCAGCGTATCGCTTGATGAATGAAGTATATAAAGCGTCACAGCTATACATGGATCTTGCAGAAGCGATTGGTGATAGACACGCCGAAGTTCACTTAGATATCAATCCAGATATAATTCACGGTTCTAGTTGTGTTGTTCAACAAGCGATTGGTTATGTTAGAGGCGTATGTAATATAACTCCTCGCGTGAAACCAGACGCATTCGCTGCATCTTACGCAGCAGATAGATTGAAGGAGATTTTAGTCGCATGATTAGCATTGAGAATTTCATTCTTCAACACGATAATCTGTTCTCTGCTCAAGAGTGTCAGCAATTCATCGATTCATTCAATCGTATGGAAAAAGCTGGGTTTACTATTAGTCGACAGAAAGAAGGAACGAACTCCACTCTCAAGAAGGACGATCAGTTTTACTTTTCTGATTTCTTATCTGGAATGGAACTCGATATCTCTGACATTGCTCCGTTTCGTATGATGACTGAACGTTTCTGGAATACAGTATATCCAGCATACGCTGAGCAGTATGGCGCGTTGAATCAGATGGCAAACATGACTGTTCGTTTGGCTAAGATTCAGAAGACCGAGATCGGTGGCGGATATCATGTTTGGCATAATGAAGATGATAGCCCACAGAATATGCGTCGTGTGGCTACGTTTATTCTATATCTCAATGATGTGGATGAAGGCGGGGAAACTGAGTTCCTCTACTATCCAAAGCGAGTCAAAGCCAAGCAAGGCAGATTCATTCTATGGCCTGCTGGCTTCACGCATACGCATCGCGGGAACCCGCCAATCAGCAACACGAAATATATCGTCACTGGCTGGATAGAAATGACTTGACAATTACCCCTATTGGCGTTATAATCTATATTGTCAATAGGGGTCAGATATGGCTATTCTTCCAATCTACTATACCACAACCAACATGCGTAAGCGTAAGTCTCGTAAGCCAACACAGGCTATGATTGAATCACAACGCCTTACACAAGAACTTCTCTCTAAGGTTGGATATACTAAGCCAACCAAATCCACTAAGAAGTTCTCATATTCTCTTTCTGTTGAGTCCAATGCTGCTCCGCTGTCTAATACCATTCCCGGTGGTATTGCAGCCAAGAAAGATATCCGCAACGATCACAAGTGGAAACGCGATCACGCAGAGAAGCCAGAGACAATCAAGGCTATCGAAGAGAAAGCTATGCGTGTGGCTCCTGCCTATAACAAAGGCGCAACACAATACATTACCGATGGTACCGAAGCAAAGTATCTTGGAAGGAAAATCTAATGTGGACTAAGGAATCTATCTCAGAACAACTGCGCCAAGGTATCTTGGATATTCAGTTTGTAAAGAAGGATGGGTCTCTTCGTGAGATGCGTTGCACTCTCAATGAAAAGTATCTGCCAGCATCAACAAACGAAAGCACAAAGAAAGATAATCCAGATGTGCTTGCTGTTTGGGATATAGATAGTAATGGATGGAGATCCTTTATCATTAAACAACTTGTATGGGTAGGTGAACCGAATGACTAAACTGAATATCTCTGGGCTAAAAGAATCGTCTCTTCCTATGGAAGAACTTGGTCCTGCACAAAATGGTACATACGAACATCTTGGTTCGCAAGGTGGTACAGAGCAAATGGTTGCTGGCTTAAAGCAACGTCTGCCTGCTGGTCTGCTAGATCAATTCAATATCATCTGCTCGCGCGTGCGCGAAGAGAATATCAGCAAGACAAAGAAGAACATTCTTTGGTTGCATGATACATTTGACGATCCAGAGTCACAACATCTAAAGGATACTAAAAGCCTAGATCGATTTGAGAAGCTTGTGTTTGTTTCTCACTATCAGCAATCAACTTACAATCTTGGGCTTGGTGTTCCTTACGATAAGGGTATCGTTCTTCAGAACGCAATCGTTCCTTTTGAAACTCATGAAAAGCCTGAAGGTAAGATCAATCTGATCTATCATACGACTCCGCATCGTGGTCTGGAGCTTCTGGTTCCTGTGGTAGAGTTCCTCGCAAAGCAGGGTCTTGATTTCCATCTCGATGTTTACTCGTCGTTTGGTATCTACGGATGGCCTGCTCGCGACGAGCCATATCTTCCGTTGTTCGAGCGTATCAAGAACCATCCGAACATGACGTATCATGGTTGGCAACCTAACAGCGTGATTCGTGAAGCTCTGAAGAAAGCACACATCTACGCATATCCTAGCATATGGCCTGAAACTTCTGGTATCTCAGTCATCGAGGCTATGAGTGCTGGTTGTAATGTTATTTGCCCAACGCTGGCTGCGTTGCCTGAAACCTGCGCCAACTTTGCAGTTCAGTATGGCTGGACGGAAAACAATAACAAGCATGCCAATATGTTTGCAGGTATCTTGGGTATGGTTATTCGTGATTATAAATCGCCATTCAATCAAGAAAGGCTCAAGTTCCAAAAAGCCTACTTCGACTCGTTCTATAATTGGGATACACGAGCCAATCAATGGCAAGATTTCCTTCAATCCCTAGCAAATAGACCGGCTTGACATTTGCTAGCCAACAGACTATAATAGACATAATCAAAGGAGTGACTTATGGCTAAAAGTCTGTTGTCCGTCAAGGTAAAGAAGCGCAAAACAATCCTTCCTCGTGGCGCAGACGCCAGACATCTTGGTGGCGAACCCACTTGGGAGGATTTGCAGTTTCTCAACGAGAGTGAACTGCTTGTCCGCGAGATGGCTGCGTTGAATTGGTATAACTATTTCTTCGACGCCAAAGATGCACGCAAGTTTATCGTGGAGTTTATGGAAACGGTAAATATGCCAAGGGTTACGGTCGTGATGTTCAATCGTTTGCCTGACTCCCAGATCAATAGCACGACAGCTGCTCTGGCTCGCATGTATGTTATGGGTTGGGAAGACATCGAACGTCGAAAGAAGGTCGAGGCTCGCATCATGGAATTGTGTCGCAAAGGCGCAAACTTGGTTGCAGAAGATAAGAAACAAGCAGCAGTAAAGGCAGTCGTGCCACAGAAACTTCCTGTCAACGAACTCATCAACGATATCGAACAGATGATCGACAATGAAGCTGAGTCATTGACTGGCTTCTATGAATGGCTGAAAAACAAAAGTGCGAAGCCGACTGATGTTCGTGGAGTCATGGAATACTATGCTGGCTGGTTTGCTGAACTGGCTGAAGCATCAGAGCGCAATGCTGATCCACAGCTCAAGGAAGCTTATGCGTATCTGACCAAGAAGCAGCTCAAGGAACGAGTCGATCTGTTCTCTGGTATTATTGCAGACTGCGAATCCTATCTGTCGAATAGCCGCAAGTCGGTTGTGCGTAAGCCGCGCAAGACCAAGCCTAAGACTGCCGACAAGCTTGTCGGTAAGCTGAAGTTCCAGAAAGAACATACAGAGCTGAAGATTGTATCGGTCGATCCGACCAAGATCATCGGTGCACGTGAGCTGTGGGTCTTCAACACTAAATATAACGTCTTGGCTCACTACGTATCGGATCAAGGTTTGTCCGTCAAGGGAACTACGCTTCAAGGTTTTAATGAAGAAGGTTCTCAGCAAAAGAAGCTGCGCAAGCCAGCAGACACTCTCCCGCTAATCACTGGTTCAACAGCTAAAGCTGCAGAACGCGCATTTGAAAACCTCAAGACAAAAGAAGCATCAACCAATGGACGTATCAATGAGTTCACTGTCATCCTCAGGGCAATCAAATAACAACGTTGTAAGGTTCCCTAAGAAGAACACTCGCATTGTTCCGCCAGCAATCGATGAGGCCGCGCGCGAAGCTACACAACGTGAGTATATTGATGAAGTTACAGAAGCGTATGCCACGCATATTGCTAACAAGTTAGCTCAGCAAGGCTTTGATGTCTTCAACAACGAGTTCGACAAACACTTTGGTTTTGCCGTTGAAGCCTTGCGTTCTGCGCTTCTCAACACGATGGATTTACATCATCCGTTCCAAGAAGTCGTTGAGCATACAGTCAAAACTTTAGGTGAGTTGACGCCAGACAATGACGACGACGAGTTCGATCCGGCTTGACAATCTCGCATCGATGGTATATGATACTATCATGCAATGGAGTAAATTATGATTCTCGTGGATTTCAGCCAAGTCATGATCTCAAATATCATGATGCAATTGGCTAACAATGACAGCAAGCTCGATGAGGATATGGTTCGCCATATGGTTCTGTCGAGCATTCGCTTATATAAGAAAAAGTTTGGCGCTGAGTATGGTGAGATCGTTATCTGTGCTGACGGTCCGTCATATTGGCGTCGAGAAATCTATCCTCACTACAAGGCTGGTCGCAAGAAGGCGCGTGAGAAGTCTGCGCACGATTGGTCATTGATTTTCAATGCTCTCCATAAGATCCGTGACGAGCTAGAAGAGAATATGCCATATCCAGTTCTGCGCTTTGATCGTGCAGAAGCTGACGATATCATCGGCGCTCTCTGTCATGCTTATGGTCAGCATGGTATTGTGACCGAGAAGATCCTAATTGTATCTGGCGACAAAGACTTTGCGCAGTTGCAGAAGTATGACAACGTTGCTCAGTTCTCTCCTATCGGCAAGAAGTTTATTACGCCTGACGTAAACCCAGAGCGGTTCAAGCAGTATCATATTCTGCAAGGCGATAGCGGCGATGGTGTTCCTAACTTCTTGTCTGCCGACGATACGTTTGTTTCTGGTAGTCGACAGAAGCCTCTGCCCAAGAAGAAGCTAGAAGAGTGGACGTTGCTAGAACCTGAAGCATATTGTCAAGGTGAGATGCTGCGTAACTATCATCGTAACAAGATGATGGTTGATCTTGATTGTATTCCTGAAGAACTTCAGAAACAGATCGTCGAAGCGTATGCTACATACAAGTATAATCCTCGCAATAAAATCTTCACTTATTTCATCGAACATCGTCTGCGTCAGCTGACGGAAGCCATCTCGGAGTTTTGATATGACACCAATTCAATGTCTGCAACTTATCCTAACCTTAGTCGTGACTGGTGCTTGCACTGCTGTCTTTGGTATTGTGTTTCGAAGTGAGATTGCTTCTAAGAAATGGCTTATGTGGACTGGTCGTTCGCTAATGGTGTTTCATTTCCTCGCACTTCCCGTAGTTATGATCCTTTTGATCTGGAGTATCTAATGATTGATCTTGAAAAGTATGCCGATTTCGTTAGCGCTGTTACCAGCGAGCAGAGCAAGAATGTTGAGAAGTTTTATGATAGCTTGATGGATGTTCACATGCGTGCAAACGCTCCGCTTCTTCTGACTGCTATGATCGGTCTGACAAGCGAAGCTGGCGAAGCACAAGAGATTGTCAAGAAATGTTTGTTTCAAGGCAAGCCGTTTACTCCTGATACTGCAGAGCATCTCAAGAAAGAACTTGGCGATGTTATGTGGTACTGGATCAATGCTTGTAATGCACTTGATTTGGATCCAAATGAAGTAATTGCTGAAAATGTTCGCAAATTGGAAGCTAGATATCCTGGTGGAACATTTGATCCGTTTTACTCAAACAATCGCAAAGAAGGTGATATCTAATGGCACTTGATACAAGTAAATGTATGGCTAACTTGGTCGCAAAGATCGAGGCACAGACAACTAAGGAACGTCAGGTCGACTTTCTAAATCTGTATAGCTCTTATGCTCTCAAGGCAGTTCTTGGTTACGGTATGGATCCAGGCGTCAAGTGGTTGCTTCCTGATGGTGATCCGCCGTATCGTGCTCTCGAAGTCAGCACAGATCAAGAAGGTCGTTTCTACACAGAATGTAAGAAGCTGATCTATTTCGTTGATAGCCCAGAGGGGCGAGAAGTCAAGCAGCTGAAGCGCGAGCAGCTTTTCATTCAGATCCTCGAATCAGTTGATCCTCGTGACGCGAAGTTGCTGCTTCGCATGAAGAATCGTCAGATCAAGATTATGCCTGAAGCGATTGCTGAAGCATTCCCTAATCTCTGGGAAGCTTGGGGTCGTAATGTTGCGAAGCCTGTCGTGATCGAGGAGGTCCCTGTTGTGCAGGTTCCTACGTTTCAAACAGAAGACGGTGAAGCTCCTGTCAAGCGTGGTCGCGGTCGCCCAAAAGGTTCTACCAAGAAGAAAGAAGTAGCTGCATGAACACTGCTTTCATCATCGGTAATGGTACAAGCCGCAAAGGCTTTGACCTTACTCGTCTGAAATCCTACGGAACAATCTTTGGTTGCAATGCGCTTTATCGTGATTACCCTGACCACTCTATTCCTGATTTCCTCGTTAGCATTGATGATGGTATCATTGCCGAGATAGAAGGATCCGACTTTCCATCGAAGCGTTTTATCGTACCACCGATTGATGAACGTTGGGAACCAGCTGAATGTAATATCGGTCGCCCACGCAGCAACGCTGGTGTCAATGCCATGCGTGAAGCAATCAAGATGAATCACAATCAGTTGATCTGCTTGGGCTTCGATTTTCTGATTGCTGACCGTGATCAGTCTGTGTCAAATGTCTATGATGGTACAGACAACTATGGAATGGAAGTTCGTGCTAACGCCAACGACAATCCTGGGCGCATCAACTATGTGGCTTGGCTAACCCGCACGAATCCTGATGTGGATTTTATCTTTATCTTTCCAGAAGGTTCTTCGGTAAATAGAATTGCTGGTAAGAATGTCTTTATCAACACCTACGAGAATTTGGTAAAGAACACTTGACAGTGGCGTTCAAACTGTCTAAGATAACCATACACAAAATCTAAAGCAAAGGATTATTTTATGACCGAAACATTCCTCATCTCTTTGGTAACTTCAATACTCGGTTGGATTGTTGGCGTTATGATTGCTCGTTGGATTGTTCGTAAGTTTGTGCACTCGCCTGATGACGTAGAAACTCTTGGCGCAGTTTCTGGTGATGACGTCCTAGACTTTGACAAGGCGGACATGCCTTACATTCCTGTTTCGATTGTTCGTGAGAATGGATTGTATTATGCCTGGTTCAAAGGCAATAACAAGTTCATTGGTCAGGCTAAAAAGATCGGCGATATCCACAAGATGGCGCACGAGCATGTAATGAAGCAAATGGGTCTTCGTTTTGAATTCGTGCGAGAAAAAGACAAAGTTATTGCTTGAGTTACAAATGTAACAAGATTGTTACAAAAGTATCTGCTTTTTTACCAAAAAACCTATAAAAACCCAATTTTTTACCCCTAGTGATATCAATGACTTAGCTAGTCTCTCCGCTAAGCCCTTGATATTGCTAGGGTTTTCTTTTTTAACCCACCATTGACAATGGGCGGGGTATTGGATATGATGGGAATATAAGTTGATGAAAGGAACAAACATGACATACCGCGATATAGCCATTCTTGCCGAAGAGATCCGCAACATTGATTCATTGCATGAACGGGTATCTGCGGCAAATGCAGTTAGTGCTGCTTGCGCTCGCAGTAATTGGCGGTTTCATCCAAATAAGTTTTATAAGGCTTGTGGGTTTACCAAAAAATTTCGCGAAACTTACAATATCACTTTCGTCGCTCGCTAAGGAAAACATAACATGGCCTATATGAACCAAGACAAAAAAGCCCGCATCGCCCCCGCGGTCAAGTCCATTCTAAAGCGTTACGGCGTCAAGGGTTCGCTCGCTGTTCGCAACCATTCGACACTTGTCCTCAACATCAAGTCCGGCACTCTGGACTTCATTGCCGACTATAACAAAACCACAGAAGATCGTCCTGGCGGTTTCCGCAACGGTAGCCCTGCCAAAGACCACATCGACGTGAATCCGTATTGGTACAGCGAGCACTTCGGTAACAAGGTTATCCGCAAGTTTTTTGACGAAATCTTCCGCGCCATGAATGATGGCAACCACGACCGCAGCGATAGCCAATCCGATTACTTTGATGTGGGTTGGTATGTTGACGTCAATGTTGGTCAGTGGAACAAGCCATACACCATCGAACAGTAAGAAAGGCACACATATGGAAAATCATCCTCTCCACGATCAGTTCATTGCCCACGCCAATGAACGTTCGCTGCTTCGCGAACTGATTGCCCAGTATAATGTCCTCATGGACAACTACGAGCTGCAGCCCGACAACCATTCCAAGAAGGCGCTGAAAGATTTTCTGCAGCGTTTTCCTGGCATCCCAAACTACGACGAGAAGGGCAACTGGATCGGTTCGGTTCGTAACGAAAATGGATGGACGCCATGATGAAAGACACTAAAATTGAATTTGCACTTTTTGCCGTCAACTGGCTTGCTGGCTTCGGCATGGGCTTGACCATTGCCAAACTGCTCCAGTAGGATTGACAATCCACCTTGCCTGTGTTATAATGAAATATACGATGAAAGGTTTGACCAATGTCTCTCACCGATTTTGACACTGTTGCACTGCGTATCGCACAATTGGTTATCGATGCCGACCGAATGAATAAACCGCGTGAAACCATTCTCGCGGAAATTATGGACTTTGGTAACGAATTGCTGGATCAACGTGACGACATTCTCGCACGCATGGAAAAGGAATTTGAATATGACCGACTTCACCTTTCTTCCCTCTGAACCTGCAGAGGCAAAGCACGATATCGTTCAGGCGTTGTATCAGCGTCTGAAGGATGTACGTCGCGCAATGAATGTGCGACCGCCGTTAGACGACGAGTTTGAAATGGGTATCGACTGCCGTTTGGCTAATGAGTCCGAATGGCTTGAAAATCTGCTGGAAGTTATTGAGAGGAGCTGAATATGCCTAACTGGTGCTGGAATTCGTTTTCTGTCTCGCACGAAGACCCCGCGATGATTACCAAGTTTGCTGAAGCATTCAAGACTGGTGATCTTTTCCAAACATTCATTCCGCTATCTTCTGGCGAGTGGGACTATGCTACTGCCTGCCTAGAGTGGGGCACCAAGTGGGATGTTTCCAGTGATGGTGATATTACTATCGATGCTGATGGTAAGAGCGCGTCTGGTTTCTTTGATACTGCATGGGGTCCTGCTACCGAAGCATACTCCAAGCTTTGTGATCTTGGTTTTGACCTCGATGTTCTGTATCACGAACCCGGCTGCTGCTTCGCTGGTCACTTTACTGGTGGCGAGGACTATTGCGTCGAATACGATTTTAGTGACGAGAACTGGCGCGACCATGTTGCTGATGAGGATCTTCTTGACCTTCTTGAATCCGAATACGAGAACTGGCTCGAATGGAATTCAGAAAACGAAGAAGAAGACGGGAGCGAGTGATGGGTTACAGAACAGTTACTGTCGACGTAGATGTCGATGTTGATGTTATCTTTGAGGACTTGTCAGATAAAGATATCATCGAAGAGCTGAAGTGTCGCGGATACAGCGTCAATAAAGAAAGTTCAACACATTCATGGCTCAAGCCGTCTCTCGTTGAAGAAGAACTGGATGGTGTTCTGTGGAAGTTGCGCGAATCATACCTGATCGACAACGCTGATCAATTTCATAAATCTTTCAAGAATATTCTAGCAGAATATGGATTACATGTATGACGGATCACCAAATCGTTAAAGAACGGTTTCTTAAGTTTCTATTCGAACAGATTGACGAAATGAAAGAACAAGGTATGTCCGAACGACAAGCCGCAGAACTTGTGATGGACACTGTGTTCCTGACAATACATAACACGTGGGTTGATGCGTTTGGTGCGCGTCAGATGGCTGAAGAGTTTTATCAAGTCGCAGATGGTTTGGTTGCTCGCTCAATGGAGGATTCTAAGTGATTATTGGTCTTTGCGGTTTGATTGGTTCTGGCAAAGGAACTATGGCTGAGCATCTTATGCGTCAGCATGATTTCATTGGAGTTTCATTTGCCGAAACGCTGAAGGACGCAGCTGCTTGCATCTTCGGTTGGGATCGAGATATGCTTGAAGGAGATACAACCGAGTCGCGATACGAGCGTGAGCAGATCGATGAATGGTGGAGCGAGCGTCTTGGTTTTGAAACGTCTCCGCGATCCATGCTTCAGTTCATGGGAACCGAAGTCATGCGGAACAATCTGCACCCTGAGATTTGGGTTTTGGCTACTGAGATGCGCATCCTCGGTATAGAGGAATTGTTCGTCAGGACTGCTGGGCGCAGCAAACCCAACTTCGTTATCAGTGACGTGCGCTTTCCTAACGAGATTGCTATGATCCGACGCAACGGTGGTAAGATTTGGCATGTTCGTCGTGGTCCGCTTCCTGATTGGTTTGGCAAAGATGATCAGTCGATTCATGAGTCCGAGCGTGCTTGGAACAACGAACCAATGGATGCTGCAATTCACAACGATGGCACAATTGAACAGATGTGTGGCACGGCAGACGTAATTCTTGACAGTTACTTCAAATCATGATATAATAGTCTATACAATGGAGTTTGGCTATGAACGTTGGTGATTCTGTTACGATCCGTGTGCGCAGTGCAATTAGACCTGCGATACATCCTCCTGGCGTAGTCCGTGAGTTCAATGAATACACAGGCAAGATTCTGCCTAATCCTAAGTGGGTTAGTTCAGACTCCATCTGTATCTCCACAGGCGATACTGACTTTCCTTTCCGTATCATCGACCGCGAGCGTATCGTTGGTCTTGGTGAAGCTGCTCCCGTCGCTGTTTCTCGCAGTGAGACGTTTATCGTTCAGGGTTCTAAGCCTGGATCAACTTATACAGTCACACGCGATGGTTCGCACTGGAGCTGCACTTGTGTTGGCTTTGGTTTCCGTAAAGACTGCAAGCATGTTCGGGAGTGCAAGTGATGGATACTGTTCGCATTGAGTATATGCTTGTCAACGAGCAAGGCTCTGTAATCTCTAACTGGACTACGATGGAAGGTTCTATTCAGAACAATGCTCAGGTCTATGTCGAGAGAGCAAATCAGGTTCTTAGACGTGTTGGACAAGGTAGTTGGAAGCCGCGCGTGCGCGTGGTCAGCGAACAGACTAATCGAATTGTGGATATTATTCAGTAACTAAGGAGAGTGAAATGGCGAAGAGAACAACTAACGAAAACTTCAACGTGAGCTATTACTGCCGCGATAAGAATACAGGCGAAGATATCAAGAACATGACTATGAATTGGGAAAATCGTTCGATTGACGAAATTATCGACAACCTCAACACATGGTTGACTGCTGCTGGATATTCTGAACTTGTTGTTGTGCATACGGTAACCAAAGATGCAAAGTGATCTTGAGTATCAAGTAGAATATGATATGTATTGTAACGGTTTTGATCCAGCAAAATGGCAAGATGTTCTAGACTATTGGAACGAACGTCTTGGCTAAGTTTTGGCGTCTATGGGCTAAGGCTCTAGGTGAGAAAGCTGGTAAGTCTGACAAAGAGGCGGATCGGGTTGCTCTGATCCGCACTCTTATTGTGTTGTGTTATATCATCACAAACATATTCATCGTGGCGGGGGTTATTCGACATTGGTAATAAGCAAGAGAGCAGAGTGGTGGTTTGAATGGGGCTCGACAGCGATCCTCATTGTTGGTGTAGCTTTGACTGCATGGAACATCTATCCACTAAACGTATGGTTCTCACTCGCTGGTAACTTTGGCTGGTTTGTGGTTGGTTGGCTTTGGCGCAAGTGGTCGCTCTTGACAATTCAGATCATAGTGAGTATAATTTACTTTGCTGGTTTAGCTCAGCATTATGGAGTCATCTAATGGCTAAGGTGAAAGTGACGTATATCGATCCGCCTTCTGGTTGGAAGTATGGTTTTCCTATGGCAATTCCTAATCCAGCTCCAGAGAATATGTTGGAGTGGCTTGTGTCGAAAGGTTATCCTCAGTGGGAAATCGACAAGATGAAAAACAGTTTCTATTGCAATCACTGGCAGCAAGAGATTGACGAGGAAGATTGTGAGTTACATTAAGAAGAAGAATTACTTTTTTGTAACCCCCGATGGTATCAAAGATGCCAAATATTTTGCAGACCTATATCAAGCTAAAAGCGTTCTGGATTATGGTTGTGGTGAAACTCGTCTGGATATACATGCATTAACACGATACGACCCATTCTTCAATGGTTGTAATAAATTTCCAACTCAGAAGTCTGATCTAGTTTTTTGCCACAATGTATTGAATAACATAAACTCTACAGAACTTCAACCTATCATAGGTCATATCTTCAGCTTAACAAAACGTGCAGCCGTAATCAATATTCAGTTCCCAGGCGTATATAAGATACGCAATTCAGAATATCGTCAATATATGATTCAAGCAGGGTTTACTGTAAAACACAATACAAAAATCGAGCTTAAAGAGTTTGAAAAAACTGTCGGAATTCCAGTGTCAGATACTAACCCAGAATGGGATCTAAAGAATATGGTATATCATTTCCTCTTGGAGAAAAACTAGTATGAATAGATTCATTCTCGATGAAGATCCGTATGTGGCTGCGATGTATCATTGTGACAAGCATGTTGTCAAGATGATCCTCGAAGAAGCACAGATGCTTTCTACTGCGCATCGTGTTCTCGACGGTATGGAAGTTGTCGGTCAGTCGAAGTCTGGTCGCAAAGCTAAACGCTGGAAGCTAGAAGATACTCGCGACGATAAGGTATACCAAGCGACACATATCAATCATCCATGCACTCAATGGTCGATGTTGACTTCAGAAAACTATGTTTGGTCTGTGAAGTTGCTGCGTTGTTTGCTCGACGAATATACACATCGCTACGGTAAGAAGCACAAGACTGAAGAGCTGTTTCCTATTCTTCGTATTCCCCCAAAGAATATCGCACTCGGTAATCTAACTCCGTTTCCGCAAGCTATGCCTGACGACTGTAAGAATAGCGATCCAGTAGAGGCTTATAGGAAATACTATATAGATCACAAGGTGCGGTTTGCGAAATGGACAAGCCGACCAACTCCAGAGTGGTTTGTATGTTCATCAAGCTAAAGAATACATCAGGCGAACACGCTGACGAGTTTATCTGGATCAATGTCGATCATATCACCGCAGTTTACGAACACGCAAAAGTAAGAGACGGTGGTCTAACTACATTCGTTCATGGTAGAGTTGGTGCTCCCATTACATGGGAAGTTGAAGAATCTGCTGCAGAAGTTATGAAACTAATTGAGGAATCAAATGCAAAGCGTCAAGGTTGTAGCTGTAAGTAAACCAACAATTAGCGATCCTATCACAGGATATATCGTTGGTGTCGATGAGTTCATTGCTTATGTTGCTCGTGTAAGTAATCCCAGCAATCAGATGAATACTCAGACAGCGCCCAAGCTGTTGAAGTATCTTGCCAAGCATAAGCACTGGTCTCCGTTCGAAATGGTTTCTATCTGCATGGAAATCGAGACAACCCGCGACATTGCTCGTCAGATTTTGCGCCATCGCTCGTTCTCTTTCCAGGAGTTCTCACAGCGCTATGCTGATCCCACGAAAGATCTTGGCTTTGTTACACGCGAAGCTCGTTTGCAGGACATGAAGAATCGTCAGAACAGTATTGAGACTGATGATGAGAAACTAGCCAGAGATTGGAATCAGATTCAAAGTAATATGCAAGATATGGCTAAAGGCGCATATAAGTGGGCAATTGAAAACGGTGTGGCTAAAGAACAGGCTCGCGCGGTATTACCAGAGGGTCTTATTCAGTCCCGTATGTATATGAACGGAACGCTGCGTAGCTGGATCCACTATTGCGAGCTACGTATGGGCGTCGAGACACAGAAAGAACATCGTGAGATTGCCGCCATGGCGTGGGATGAAATCACGAAGGTTTTCCCGTCTTTGACCGATGTTCTCTCAGATACTAAATAAAGGTGTAAGATGCCAAAATACACTTTTGAGAACAAAGACACTGGCGAGATTTACGAGGATTTCATGACGATTTCCTCAATGGAAGAACTGCTCGAAAAAAATCCCCACATTCGACAAGTCCCAGCCGCACCACAAATCGTGAGCGGGGTTTCCGCTGGTCGCAACAAGCCAGACTCTGGTTTCCGCGACATCTTGAAGACAATCAAGAAGAAGCATCCCAAATCAACCGTCAACACATTCTAAGGAGGTAACACGACACAGACTCGTTCTCGTTCGTTATGATTCCCTATAACAATAACAGCGGAGCAGCCATGCAGACTGCAATCATAGACGAAGCATTTCTTGAAGCCGAAGCATCGAAGTATTTGACGAGAAAAGAACGAAAACAAAAGAAGAGAGCGAAGGGAACAGGTTTCCGACAACCTGTGGTTCCTAGCTTGTGTCGTGTGTCCCCTAGAACAGCAGCTCAACGATTGGTTGTTGACGCATTCAATTCAGACAAGAATCTAATCCTTCATGGTTGCGCTGGAACTGGTAAGACGTTCCTCGCTCTGTGGCTTTCAATGAACGCTATACTTACTGGTGATTCACCTAAGCCAATCGTGATTCTACGCAGCGTTGTTCCTACTCGCGATATCGGGTTCCTTCCTGGCAATGCGAAAGACAAAGCTGCGGTCTATGAAGCACCTTATCAGGGAATCATCTCTGAGATCAGTGATAAGTCATATGACTGGATGAAGATGAATGGTTACATCCAATTTGATGTCACATCATTCCTTCGTGGTATGACTTTCCGCGATAACATTATCATCATCGACGAGTGTCAGAATCTGTCGGATCATGAAATCCATACGGTCATGACTCGCGTTGGTGAAGGTTGTCGCGTTATCTTCTGTGGTGACTTTACTCAGAAGGACTATACTCGTGAAGGGTCTGGTATGAACAATCTGCTCAGGATTGCAGGTGAGATGCGTTCTTTCGAAATCGTCAAGTTTCATAAGGAAGATGTCGTTCGTTCGGGCTTTGTGAAAGAATATATAATTACACGCACAGAGCTTGAAGAACGAGGTATGATTAGTTGAAATTTGACCATTCGCCATATATTGATTTACCTAGAGCAAAACAAATCAATACACCAAACGGTAGACGTTATCAAACTCCAGATGGTAACGTCTACCCATCTATCACGACACTACTCGGCGATCAGCCTGAAAAGAAAAAGTCTCTCGCTGAGTGGCGCGCTCGTGTCGGTGAAGAAGAAGCTAACAAGATTAGCAGACAAGCAGCAAGCCGTGGAACTGATCTTCACAATCTAATGGAATCATACATTCTAGGAGATGAGATTGACGCAAAGAAAATCATGCCCTCGACGCTCGCACGTTTTCGTATTGTTCAGAAATGTATTGATAAAAACCTACAACTTGTTTATGCGTCTGAAACACCGATGTTCTCAGACATCCTCCGAATCGCAGGGACAGCAGACCTGATCTGCGAGTGGGACGGTAAAGTAACGGTGATCGACTTCAAGACTTCTCGTAAGAGAAAAACTCGTGAAATGATCACCGATTACTTCCTTCAGGTTACAGCATACTCTATCATGTTCGAAGAGCACACTGGCATCGAATGCCATGACTTTGCCATTCTCATCGTATCGGATGACGGCGAGTTCGATTGCTTCGAAGGCAAGCGCAACGATTATGTCCGCCAGCTGATTCGTGTAAGAGATCAGTATGAGTGGAGAAAAAGTCTTGACATTCAGCGTCAAACAGCTTAGTATAAATAACATGCTAAGGTCGTTGAGGCGTATGGAATAGACGATTCGGACGCGGGGGCAGTTCCCGCCACCTCCACCATAAGCAGAGGAACAGGACGCTGGCTCTTTGAAGTGGGATAACGGGTTGATCGCCGTGAATACATGGAGAGTCCTCTGTTTATGATGGGGGTGATTTAGGTTCGACGGGTTGTAGTAAAGACACGAAGAGACCAAAAGCAACGTTTAGATGCAAACGATAACGCACTCATCGAGACTCGCCTAGCGGCGTAATCTCTTGGGTATGAGCTCCACCTAGAAACAGAACGGGCTCACTTTCCTACATTGAGGTATTTACTATGTCCGAAGAAAAGCAAATCCGTCTTTCCGTTCTTCAAATGGCACAGTCGATGTGCGATGCGGAATATCTCATCGCCGCTGAACGTGGTGGTGAACAGAAACCATTCCCAACTACAGCTGAAGTTATCAAGAAAGCCGACGAGCTTATGGCGTTTGTCGATGACATTCGCGACCCTACAGTTAAGAACGTGACACAACTCCTTAGCGAACACGCTGGAAAGTAATTGTTATGAAAGTCAATATCGGTTCTTATCACGACTACTTTGGTCCCTATCAAATCGCAGAAAAGGTTTTCTTCTGGATCAATCACAGAGAAGTTCTTTTGGGTTTGGATGAAACCCTAGAGCATCGCTGGGATGTGAGAGCGTGTGAGAAGTTTGGTGATTGGATGAGCGATAGAGCTTGGTTCGTCAAGTTCTTAAACTGGATTGACTCCAAGAAGCAGCGCAAGATCCAAGTTCGCATCGATCCGTGGGATACTTGGTCGATGGATCATACCCTCGCACTTATCATTCATCCTATGCTTGTTCAGCTGAAAGCAGCTAATCATGGATACTTCAGCTCTGACCCTGATGATGCACCACAAATTGGTAAAGGCAAGGAAACAGATTATGGCGGTAATGATACTCTTGCTCTTGATCGTTATAACTGGATCATGGACGAAATGATCTGGACGTTTGACGAGCTGAAGAGCGACAGAGATCATGAACTCTTCTATAACGAAGAAACTGGTCAGTATAACTTCGAAGGTCAAAAAGAACACGACGAGCGTATGCAAAATGGTCTTCGTTTGTTCGGTAAGTATTTTCGCGCACTTTGGGATTGAGCATGAGATTCTATGAATTTTGTGGGAATGATAAACCCCTAAGCATTATCGCTGGTCCTTGCGCGTTTGAATCCAAAGAACACGCAATTATGATGGCTGAATCTCTCAAAGAGATTTGCGATAAACTAAAAGTCAACTTCATTTATAAGACCTCTTTCGATAAAGCAAATCGAAGTTCCGCAGATAGTAATAGGGGTGGCGGCTTCGACGAGGCGTTTTACGGAATGGAGGCCGTCCGTGCTCGAGGAATCGAGGTTCTAACGGACGTTCACGAACCTTGGCATTGTGAACAAGTGCAGGCTGATATCATTCAGATTCCTGCGTTCCTTTGCCGACAGACTGATCTTATTCGTGCTGCAGCAGAGAGCGGTAAGCCTGTCAACGTGAAGAAGGGTCAGTTCCTATCACCGTGGGAAATGAGGAACGTAGCCGAGAAGCTGCGTAAGTTTGGCTGCGATAAGTATCTGTTTACTGAACGCGGAACGACATTTGGTTACAACAATCTTGTGGTTGACTTTCGTTCGCTCGAAGTGATGAAGCAATATACAGATCGCGTTGTTATGGATTGCACTCACGCAGTTCAGCTTCCTGGCGGTAATGGAACAAGCTCTGGTGGTCAGCGCCAGTATGTTTCTACTATGGCTCGCGCTGCTGTTGCGATTGGCGTCTCTGCTCTGTTCATCGAAACTCATCAAGATCCAGACAATGCACCATCTGATGGTCCAAACATGATTCGTCTTGACAACTTCGAGAATTTAGTATATGATTTACTCATACTTGATTATGACTCTAAGCAAAGGACGAAGCGAAAATATGGGTAACATTACTGGCAAGGTTTGGGGTGATACGAGCGTTCTCATTCAGAATTCTAATGTCGAACTTCACAAGATCAACGTAAAGGCGGGATTACGCTGTTCGGAGCATAAGCATGAACACAAATGGAACGGATTCTATGTCATCTCAGGAGTGTTGGAAATCCATGTCGCAAAGAATAACTATGATCTCACCGATGTCACCACTCTTCGAGCAGGTGATTTTACTTCTGTCCGTCCTGGCGAGTTCCATTGGTTCAACTGCATTGAAGACTGTGTTGCACTAGAAGTCTATTATCCAGAAGCACTCAGCGAAGATATCGTTCGCCGCAGCGTCGGTGGTAAGAACAATCCGTTCGTTGTGCCAGAACCACAGAAAACTCCTTGCGTCAACATCTGTCAGCTCGATGAGTCTGGTGAAAAGTGCATCGGTTGTGACCGCACTCTTGCTGAGATCGCAGATGCTGGTCGTCGTGATGTTCCCTATGAAGGATATGACAAATGAGTGATGCAGCCGTAGCAAGCATTATGAGTTCCAACACATTTATCTCGATGGTGGAACTCCGTATCAGCGACAAAGGTATGAGCTATCTCGAAGCGATTACCGATGTCTGTGAAAAGACTGGGCTTGAGTTTGAAAACGTATCCAAGCTCATGACTCCTACTATGCGTAAGCTGCTTCAGTCGGAAGCTGCTTCACTCAATCTCATCAAGCGCACTGGATCAAGGTTGCCAATCTAATGTTCGGTCAACAAGAGTTCTCAGATCACCAACAGTTCTTGAATTGGATTACCAGTATCAAGCTAGACGGTTTCGCCATCGATATAGACTATCCAACAGATTCATTGATCATTCGTAACAAAAGCACTAATATGGTTACGAGGATGAGTAGAATGGCTATTGAAGCTATGGAACCTGCGTTTCGTCGACAGCATATAATTGAAACGATTACTCAGATGTCAGGTGCGACTGGAGGAACTTATATCATGCCTTCTAATGGTGGCGGTAGTCTTGGATTGGGAACATATTCTATTTCTTCTGGTGGCACAGGTGGTTCAGGTGACACAGGTGGTTCAATTCGGCACGACCCATGGAATGTGCCGCCGCCCATATATGTCGATGACTACTACAGACAACAAAAAGAACAAGCTGAACTTGCTAAGAAACTGTTCAGTCCCAAAGAGCAGCTTATGCTTACTGCGATCAAAAACGATCTCCACAAACTGTATCATGAAAAAAGAACGATCATGGAACAACAGACGTGGAACCGAGATCGTATGGTTATCGCTGGTAATTGCTTTGCTTCTATGCTAAAAGGCGATACGATAAACGACTACGATTTGTTCTTGCTTGATGACGACCACAATACCAAAATCATGGAATATATGGAAACTAAGTATCGTGATCGTGATGATATTCGTATCGGTAGTAGCGGATACATGAACAACGACCGCATCAAAAAAACAATGTTCTTCAAGGAAAGCAAGTTCCAGTATATTCTGACCGACTTCAAAACCCGTGAAGAATTGATTAGTCATTTTGATTTCAAGCATTGTCGTGTGTCGTATGATCTGATGACAGAAAAGCTGTTCATCACACGCGAGACGATGGATGCTATCATCAACAAGACTCTTATTCCAAATACGAACAAGACTCCTGCTTCATGGCGTTATGCGAAGTTTGAAGATCGTGGTTGGAAATCTGAATTTTCTGAATTTGCGCCCATCTAATGGAAGGCATGAAAGCATACAACCGCTATCAAGCACTAAAGCTGCACTTCACTTCTGATTACGACTTTATTAAGTATAGCGGCAAGGTTCGCAAGATCAGCGAAGAATCGTTCCTCAAGCGAAAGGATCAGTATCTGTTTCGCAAGCTGGAACGTAAATACAGCGACGAAGACCTAACCAACTTCTTCGTTGCTAACTTTGTCTCTAACGCTGGCGTTCGCTGGGTTGGAGAAATGAATGGACCAGAGTCTGAAAAGGTCTATCTGAATTGGCAGAAGCGTATCGAAGACTTTTCATATTACCTAAAGCAGGATTTGGAAACCATTCTTGATGAATGCAATAACAGCGTAAGCCGTATCCTTCTGGTTGAAAAGACGCATCCAGTTTTATTGAAAATGTATATGGCGGGTAAGGTTACAGCTGAAACTGTTATTGCTTTTGATGTAGCTTTTGACATTCTGGACAAATGGAACGAAGAGATCGATGATCCAATCGTATGGCCTGAGTTCCATCGCCAGTTGTCAAAGTATCGACCTTTTGTAAAGGCTGACAAGGCTGATATAAAAAAGATTATGCGTGAAGTGTTTTCGTCTTGACTTCATGCTATATAATAGTATATTATGATCACTGTGGATAAGACGAACATCTACCATACAACACATACAACGGAGACATACACATGAACGAATCTTTCTCTGCCCTCAAGCGTCAGCGCACTTCTTCGCTGGAACGCCTTACCAAAGAAATCAACAAGCTTGCTAACAAAGAACAGGGATCGTCATCCGATGATCGCTACTGGCAGCCTGAAGTTGATAAGGCTGGTAACGGTTACGCTATCATTCGTTTTCTCCCCGCTCCTGTCAACGAAGAACTTCCTTGGGTCCGTATCTGGAACCACGGCTTCCAAGGTCCAGGCGGTTGGTATATCGAAAACTCTCTGACCACTCTCAATCAGCCCGATCCTGTTGCTGAAATGAATTCCAAGCTCTGGAACTCTGGTAACGACAAGGATAAGGAAATCGCTCGCGCACGCAAGCGTCGTCTAAACTACATTGCTAACATCTACGTTCTCAAAGATCCTGCGCATCCTGAGAACGAAGGTAAGGTATTCCTCTTCAAGTTTGGTAAGAAGATTTTCGACAAGATCAACGAGAAGATGAATCCTGAGTTTGAAGATGAGAAGCCAACCAATCCATTTGATCTGTGGGCTGGTGCTAACTTCAAGCTAAAGATCCGTAAGGTCGAAGGCTATCGTAACTACGACAAGTCAGAGTTTGAAGAAGCAGCTCCATTGCTTGACGACGATGATGATATGGAAGCAATCTGGAAGGGTGAACACTCTCTCGCAGAACTCGTCGCTGCCGATAAGTTCAAGAGCTATGACGAACTGAAGAAGCGTCTCGACAAGGTTCTCTCTGAACCAAACGCAGATGCTCGTAAGTTCAAGTCTAACGATGAAGACGATCTTCCGTTTGAGCGTACAGCTTCTCGTCCTGCTGCAGCACCTGCTGTTGGTAAGATGGCAAAGGCTACACCGATGAAGGCTGTCGAAGAAGACGATCTGGAATTCTTCAACAAGCTTGCTGAGGATGACGAATAATCATAGGGCTTATTCCTTTCACCTATGATTAGACTTAGGGGAGCTACGGCTCCCCCTTTTTTATTGATGGTCTCTCATTACCTGTCGCTCGAAAGCAGCTTGCAGTTTTGGATTGCGTGAATACATTGGAAGGTTCTGTCCAGTCATACCACCAGTCTCCGCGCCAGCAACTGTTCCAACGTTCTGTACACTACTGTTCTGAACAACAGCAACTCCACCACCAGAGCCTGCACCTTCTCCACCAGATGGACCAGATGGTGGTGGACCCATACTCGTTGTTTTTGCAGTTCCAGCTGGAGCACCAGTAGGAGGCGGTGCAATAGCATTGGACTCTTGCTTTACTTCACCTGCTGGAGCGCCCATATTGCTACCTGTCGGTGAAGCTGGAGTAGCAGGAGCTGGAGAACCAACAGGAGCAGAATTGCCTCCACCAGTTCCCATGCCGGTAGATGGTGCTGCTGGAGTACCCGATCCGGAAGATGATGTAGCTGCAGGAGCACCCGATCCGGAAGATGATGTAGCTGCAGGAGCACCAGCAGGAGCACCAGCGGGAGCAGCTGGAGTGGATTGAGTAGGTCGACCTTTATTGATAATTGGATTTGTTTCAGCTGGTTGTAGGTCTGTAGTTTTTGCTTTAGTATCAAACCAACGCCCATCTTTTACAGTAACAATATCACCTGTGCTATTTTTCGTATCCACATCTTCTTTTGTCAGACCGTTTGCTTTTAGAAATTGTGCTGGTTGTATTCTACCAGACTCTTGCACAGGACCAAGCTTATCTGTTTCTGCTTGTGGACCTGTAATCACTGACGATCTGGCGCCTGCGCCGCGTAGCTTTAGTTGGAAATCAAGCCAACCTTCAGGATCCATTTCTCTTTGTTTTCCTGCCCAATAAGCAAGAGCAACAAAACCAGCACCAGCCAATGTCAATGGATTGAAGATAGCAGCTCTCAATCCATTTGCTATTACTTGTGCTGTTGGACCTGTAAGAGCGCCTTCCAATAAAGCTAATAGTCTAGGTAGTGTTTCAGCAGCAAACTGAATAAGTTTATTCATTGCGCCTTTTGCAAACTCTATAAGATTTTTTAGCAAACCAAGAGCACCATCACCCAACTTCTTGATTAGCCACAGCTCTAGGATCTTCTCCATAAAGCTAGTAGCGCCATCTTCACCGCCACCGTCTTTCTTGATCTCTTCCTGCTTTATGTTTACAGGCACGCCGTCAATTCTTACAGGCGCTTCTGATTTAGGAATAGCAAGAACTGTACGAATGAAATCAATTCGACTTGCATTGAGTTCATTGTTTAGAACGCGAAAGCGTGTTGTTACATCTTTATTGAGGTTCTTCAGAGACTTGATAATAGTACCAAAAGAAGCAATCACGCTTTTAGCAATATCAGTAATCTTGGCAATCTCTTCAACTAAACTATGCAGCGTTGTAACAACAGAATCCACAAAGCTATTCGAGAACATGCCGCTCGACACACGCTCTACGTTGTCGTTAGCCACAGCAAGGTTCTTACCAAAGAACTGCTTTAGATTTGGTCTATTATCGTTTGCGCCTCCTGCAGGAAGCAGATTAGAAATAGCCATTAGAATAATCCTCTTCCTGCAACAACACTAGCAGCTATATTATATGGATTGTATGCCTGTTCCATCTTTCTCGGTGAGTAAGAAGCTGTCTGGTATATTGTTCTTGTATTATTGATTACGTTATCGTTCTGCATAATAACAATTCCACCACGTGCTTGATTCTCGGCGATCATGGTATCCACAGCGTTCTGCCGTGATGCAACAGCAAGAGCGTTTGCTGGTTCTCGTTGTGGTGCTGCTTCTGGTCGACCGTTCGATGCAACAGCGGCTCCAGCTCCCTTATACTCCCAGTGCCATGGTTCGCGAGGGATCGTGCTGAATCCAAAGCGACCAGCATTAGCCATAAGCCAATCATTCTGCTTTGTTCCGCGAGAGTTAGCGCCGCCACCAAGATCAAGCGCTGTACCCCAACCATGATTAGATTTGCCTGGAGTTGCAGCAAGACCACCTTGAGAATATAGACCCTTCTCTTGTGCTACTTTGACCTGAGCTGCGTATGGGCGATATGAATCTGTAATAGACCATGTAACACCATCTGCTTTAGCAGCTTGAACCATTGCTTCGTATGCAGCTGCGGCGTTTGGTTGTAGTCTATGATTACCTTGACCAACAGTCACAAGTTGTGAATCTGGTAGATTGCCGTTCTCGCCGATCTTAGATGGAGCGCCGAAATCTTGAACTGGACCACCAGCTCCTGCGCCGCCTTGCGTTGGGTTGAATGTTGTAAGTCCAGGTACACCGCCAGTCATTGCTGCTGGTGTTCCGCCAGCAACAGCAGGAGTAGCTAGACCTTCTCCCTTTGCGTATCTCTGAGCAATCATGATACGCTTTTGTCTATGTTCACCAGATGAACGCTCATAGTATTGATCCACAAGCGCAGCAGCTTGACCAGCATCTTGTGCTTGACGAATAAATCCTGCAGCTCTCTTTTCGTTGTTATTCAATTCCCAGTTGATGAACTCAAGCTGCTCTTGGAAGTTAGCTTCACGAATAGGCTTACCATATGTGCGCTGGAAGATAGCTTGGCGATCTGGATGCCATTGTGCTAGACCATATGCTTTACCGCCGTCACCAACAGCATTTGTTTTGAAGTTGGATTCTGCTTCGATATTAGCAGCAAGACCGATAGCTTGTGCGCGGCTCCATCCTTTACTTTCAAAGAAATCGATTGCTTCTTTTGCGCTACCAGTAGCAGCTACGCCTGGTCCACCGTATTCTGGAGCACCAGCAGGAGCAGCTCTGCCGCCACCACCGCCTCTAGCAGCTTGGCTATCTTTTGCCATAAAGGTTTGAATTACACCAGCTGCAGCACCAGCTAATAGACCAAAGCCCATTTGCTTTGCAGTCTTTTTCATACTGCTGACAATGGTCGTCGGTTCTTTTGTTTTATCTTTTTGTTCTTTTGCTTTAGCTTCTTTTGCAGCTTTCTTTGCTGCAGCAGTCTTTACTTCACCAGCTTTGGCAGCACGTGAACCACCAACACCCTTCGATAGCTTTGTTCTTGCGCCGCCAGCTTTAGTTGCTGTCTTTGTGCCTGTTAGTGCTTCGATGACTTTATCACGGAGATCGTCGTTCTGTTTGATTAGATCAGAGACAACCTTTTCGTGTTGCTCAGTCATATTAGTAATAATCTTCTCAACTTCACCAAAAGCATTCGGCATAGTTGTGAGGATCTTTTCGTGGCTTCTAGCTAGATTTGATGTAGCCTTTACAACACTACCTAGCTCACGACCGATCTTACGCTCGGCGTTCTTCTGATCTTGCGAAATAGTTGGTGTAGGAGCTACAGCTTGCTTTACAGCAGCTTTCTTTGTCGCAGTTTCTTTTGTTAGAATATCAGCGAGACGACCAGTTAGTATCTGACCGTTCTGATCGACAACATTTCCCTTTTTATCTTTATAGAACTTGGACTTGCCGATCTTGCCAATGACTTGACCAAGACCCTTGACCTTTTTCTTTTGCTTGGCTTGTTTGACTGGAGCAGGCTCGTCAGGAAGCGAAGGCTGCGCAGACAGTGCATCTGCTGCAGCTTTCTTAGCTTTATCACCACCCTTTTCGAGGATGGCTCTAAGAATCTCTTCGTCTTCCTTTGACATTTATCGCCTTGTTGCTTTTTCTTGTTCTTCTTTTAGTTTCTCTAGATGCTCAATAAGCATCTTGACGTAAATATCTCTCTCCCACGGTATCATTCCATCTATATCACTCAGCGAGTATTTGTGGTGCTGCATCAACGAAAAATTAGTCTGATAATAATTTGCTAGTGTATTATGAGAGAGGATCATCAAAAAAAATCAGACAGTCCCTCCAGCGTGACTGTATCTTCTTGCCCACAGCCCTTGCACTTATAGCTAAACGTATGCTTTAGCTTTGGCATCGTAGCAATAAACTCCATGATCTTAGCGAACTGCTGTGTATTCAACGAGTCAATAAAGTCCATCGCATCTTGTAGATTATCCGGCTCATAGACATTCTCTTCGTCATAGACCGAGACAATACACTTGGCAATCATCTTTAGTTCGTCGGTACCATCGTTGACCAGCTTGATATCGCTGATCGTTGGGTAACGCATAACAACACCAAGGTTATCAGTGATCTGAATCTTATTAGTATGCTTCTCGTTCTTCTCGACCTTGACTCGTTCCAGATTGATCTCGACTGGCGTGACCGCTTCGCACTCAATACCGGAATAATTGATGCCACCAGTATGCTTATATTCCAGCTTGATGACTTCACCGACCGACTTAGCTCTTAGATTGAGGAACAGATATTCCAGATCAAAGAACGGTAGATTGGATACATTTACATCGCTATCTAATACACATGCAGACAATACGTCTTTCACTGCATCGATCATCGAGTTCTGATCGTTGGAAGTTGCTGCCATAAGCAACGCCTTTTCTTCCTTGACTAGAAATGGTCTAAAAGAAACGCGCTGTCCAGTTGACGGTAGTTCAATCGAAAAACGCGGTGATGCTAATTTAGGTAATGCCATAATAATTCACTCCAAGGTTACTTCGCTCTGCTATTTTTTTCCATTGTGAACAAATCGCTGCTACCGAAGTTCTGGTTGTGTTCGATAGCATAACGATAATTGATTTCGATCTGCATTTTACCATATCCCTCGTCACCCCATGACATCTGAATATCGTTGACGGAAACGGGATATGCTTCTTCTAGTGTAATTGTATTCTGAATCTCGAACGACGGCTGGTCGAAAATGCGTAGGATATTAGCCGCAATCTGTGCACCAGCTGAGATATTGCGCCCAGCATTGGTATTTGGATTGACGAACTTAGTAATAACCTGCGATCCGATACGCGCAAGTGTGGTTGCATCAGTACCAATTGGCTGCGAGAACTGTAGAATAGCAATAGTGCCGATGCCGTCTTTATAATACTTTGTGTCGAACATGCCGGGCATAACACTACGATTAGGATTGTCTCTATAGTGACCGGTAAAGAAATCTTGCCAGCGCATGAATACTTCACGCTCGCGCATGTCCTTTGATAGAATAACGCTCATCGTGACGGGCTGCTGCGAGAAACGAAATGGAATACGGCGGACTGGACCATGATAGTTCTGGTCAAGCGTCTGAAGATTACGTCCAGGCAGATTGATTGACTCGATGCGGAAGCGCATACCACCGTCTAGACCATATCTGTTTAGAATACTAGGAGACACACCGGGACCACCGATGATCCACGCTTCAAAGTGAGACGTGGAAGCAATACCGCTCTGCGAGATATTAGCGTTGAATTCTTCGATATTGAAAGGCATTGTTAGATCCTGTCGCGACTGTCGCGGTAAATGCGAGTTTTATTTGAGCCAACAAATCTATCAAAAGGTAAAAACAAAGCCATTTCCCATTCAGAGGGCTCGATGTAAAAGAATTTAGTGCGCACGTGCGAGATCAAATAACGCTTGATACACGGCTTGAAGAAACGATACTTGGCTGCTTGCGCTAAAATCTGATAAGAGATTTTCAAACGAGTATTTTCGTCTAGCTGTTGATTATTCGCTGTTGCATACAGCGCATCCATTAGTTTGGCTCTAAGAGGGAGTGGTAGATAATGGAGATTGAGTCCCAAGAACGAGCCTCCACTTCCGGCAAATCCTGAAGTCCTACCAGTGCCGATAGGAAAGACAAGAGGGTATCTGTCATAATATGGTAACTTCCCTTTTCCCTTTGGATCATAATTGAACAAATACATGCTACCAATCATTGGGCGCGCTGTAAGTCTTGCACGATTACTACCCATCATGCGCGATGGAGAAGCAGACGTAGCTTGTGCTTGCTGGCGGAACCAGTTGCGAGCGTCACGCTTTACAGACGGCGTGAAGCCAGCCTTTGCGCCGCGCTTTAGAATACTATCAAAGATGTAAGCTACCATTAAATCCCGAGTTCCTTCTCCGTCAGCACGACGAATTCCCAGTTACGGTCAGCGCAGAATTCTTTTGCTGCTTCCCACTTCGATATATTTATACCGTACGTGGCTACTTCTCGCAGATACTTTTTAGTTGGCTTTGATCCATTTGTTTTGACTGTCGGTGGTATAGACTGTGAGCGTGGTTTGATCTCAATCATCTTTGTCGACACTTTCCCTTCGCGATCTCTCATGCGAATAACAAAGTCAGGAAAATATCTGTGCCATTTACCATCAAGTGGTGACTTATAAGGAACAATAACTTCCTCAGATGCCCACTGAATAATATTGGAGTTCTCATCGAGATATTTCATAAAGCGTAATTCCCATGACGAGCGATACTGAATCTTCGTTGGATCGCCTTTATATTTCTGTGGATTCTTGGGCTGAAAGCGCCCTCTGTAAGTAGCCATACCTTTATATATCCAGTATAAATATGATATCGAATGGGAGTCCTAAATGTCTGCTAAACAACTAAGATCAGAGAGACTAGCAACAGGTGTGGCTGGTGTCGCAGCTGCATTTAGCGCACTCAGCCAAACAGCATCGCCTCGAGTATCACTCGTTGGACAGATTAGCAGACCAGATCCATTTCAAGACGCTAATATGTGGTTCCCAGACGATCTAAAGACAATCGATCACTGGATTGAATTTACTGCAAAAGAAACAAAGGGTACAGCTGGACCCGCAGTAGGAAATGCTCTAAATGCTCTTGGACTAAATCAGGTTGGAAATTTGCTTCAAGGTCAAGTTGGTAAAGAAGTTCCGGGCGCAACCATTCGTCTTCCTATGCCATCGAATGTCTCGACGGATTATAATCCACAATATTCTACACCTGATCTCGGTGCTGCAGCTGGTAGTATTATCAAACCATTCGATCAAAAGATTTATAATAATTCATCGCTGCCTGGTCTATTACAAGGAACTGGTGCTGAAGGCGCTCTCGGCGGTGGATTACTTGGTGCAGCAGTCGAAGGTGGCGTAAAAGGTGCTGCTGGTGTCGCTGTACAAGCAGTTGGTAAAAGTGATCTTCTGTCTGCTGTTGCTAAAGTTGGCTTCGGTGTTGCTGCTAACCCACATAAGATCGTTCTATTTACTGGTGTAGACTTCCGCGAGCATCGTTTCTCTTGGCGTCTGTCTCCGCGTAGCCGTGAAGAGTCAAATAGAATCCGCGATATTATTAGAGCGTTTACATATTATTCGCATCCAGAATATGTTGCTGGCGGATTGTTTTTCAAATATCCTGAATTCTTTGATATAAGATTCCGTCATCCAGAATACCTTTTTGAACTACAGCCTTCTGTATGTACGGATATCCAGGTCAATTATCACGGACAGGGTTTCCCAGCGTATATTCGCAACTCTGATGGTAGCGGTGCTCCTGCTCCAGCTGAAGTTGAGCTAACGCTATCGTTCAAGGAAACAGAAATCATTACCAAGAATACATTTGATAAGACTTTGGCTAGAGCTGACGAAAGACGTCAAGCAGCAGCAGCTGAAACTCCACCAGAAGTTCCACAGACTCCGGGTAATCGAGCAGGAGGTCCTAGATAATGTTTTTCTTTAGACCTCATCCAATTATTCCTTATCGTATTCCTGGACAAACTAAAAGTATTCCTGCAATTGATATTACTCGTCGTTTCTCCGTATCTAATTTTATCAATAATGGTAATGTCACGTTCGATACGTATCAGATTCAAGACGGCGAGCGTCCAGATATCGTAGCCTACGACTATTACGATGACTATACTCTCGACTGGCTCGTTCTATTGACCAACGAGATTCAAGACCCATACTTTGAATGGCCTCTTAGCTACGAGCAATTCAATAGCATGGTTCTGCAGAAGTATCGCGGGCGTGGAACTAGCAATAGCGATTTGGCTACGTTGTCGTATGTCAATCAGACTGTCCATCACTACGAGAAGATTCTGCAAAAGAATTATGTTGCATCAGATGGTGTTCAGCAGCGCATTTATCCGGAGAAGACTGTTATCGTTGACTATACAACGTATGCAGCGCTGCCAGCTACGGATAGAAAGTCTGTAACAATATATGAATATGAGCAAGACTTGAACGAGCAACGCCGTCAAATCTATCTGCTCGACTTGCACTTTGTTCATATTATCAAAGATCAGCATCCATATATCTTTGAAGAAGGTCCGTTTATCAGATGAACCCAAGCATTGCAGCTGGCATTATTTCACAGTGCGCTGTGAATGGTGTAGACATTCGTAGTCTCGTCAGTAAACTCGATTATTTCGAGAGCATTTACGAGACGGCTGCGTCATCTAATATCTCGCTCAATGACGCTTCAGGCTTCCATCAATCTGCCAAACTAAAGGGTGGAGAAGATGTTGAGGTTGGCTTTGGTAATCGTGAAGGCAATACTGTTCGCATGAAATTCAAGACTGGTATTATCGGAGACAGAACTCGCGTCAAAGATAATCAGGACTATTATGAACTGACATGCGTACCACAAGAATTCCTTGATAATAATGCAAAGGAAATTGCTAAGGCTTATGCGGGAGAGAAGCTCTCGGAGATGGTCAAGAAGTGGCATGAAGAATATACCAAAGACTCCACGACGATCAAAAAAGATTTGACGACAAACGAAGAGTCAGAGGGTAACGCATCGTATTATGGAACTGGTCGCTCGCCTGTCACAGCTATTCGCTGGGCAGCTAAAGAAGCAAAGTCATCTAAGGCTAAAGCGTCCAATTATGTTTACTACCAAGACCGCGATGGGTATCATTTCAAGACCATCGACTCAATGCTGGCTGAAGGTGATAAGTATACTCTGAGCTATAATTATCAGAATATTGGCGCGGCTGGATCTGATCCACAGCTAAACATTATTGCGTTCGAACAGCAAAAAGATTTCAATACAGTCGAGTCTCGCTTCAATGGTGCGGACTCAGATCACTGGTATTACTTTGATCCAACCACTGGCAAGACAGGCGGTGGTTCAAAGCGTGACGGCTCTGGTAACACTACACATACTGGTAAAAAGCAAATTACACAGGACCAAAAGACTGCTCGCGGAGAACGATTCAATTTCGTTATTGCGCCAGGAGCTTCTGGTAGTAAATTCCGTGATGCCAGAGATAAATCAATCTCTGAAAATAAAAGAACAGTACACGAGCATGGAGCTAATTCATCAGCTGCAGCACAACTAGATAATCTAATAATGCACGTGCGTGTTCCTGGTAATACGGAATATAAGCCGGGAATCAAAGTAAAGCTGAATATTCCAGCTAACCAAGAGCAAGGTGAACTGGATAATCGTTCAGGTTCGTTTCTAGTTACTTCTGTTCGTCACGTTCTTTATAGAGATGGTAAAGATATGAAGTATGAGTGCATTCTTGAGTGTAAGTCTGATTCGCAGAGCAAGGGATAATTATGGCTGAGCTAGGTACAGTTCTTGGGCAAGACGGATTGAAGTGGTGGATCGGGGTCGTCGAAGACCGCGGCACTGGTCAATTCTCGGGTCAGAAAGATAATCTGAAGCTTGGTCGTATCAAAGTCCGTATCAAGGGTCATCACACAGATAATAAGGGCGACTTACCAACGAGTCAGTTGCCGTGGTGTTATGTAATGCAACCAACAACATCTGCTGGTATTAGCGGTATCGGTCATTCACCGACTGGGCTTGTAGAAAATAGTAAAGTCATCGGATTCTTTATGGACGGTGATGGTGGTCAGGTTCCTATTGTAATTGGTGTGCTACCACATATTCAACAGAAAGAAGATACTGAGCAGAACTCAGTTGGTTCTGGAGGTAAGATGTAATGGCTTCTATTAGCATCACACCACTCTCCACGTCTAATACAGCACCCACGCTCACTGGATATGTTGATTTTCAGAGATTCAGTTCTCTTGGTGGAAAACCAAAAGAAACTATTTCCGTCTATGTCAATTATACAAAATATACGCTATTCGATGGTAATTTAGGTCTGGATGAAACTGTTACTCCAAATAAATGGAAACTGCATTTCTCGACTAAGTTATATCCAGGAACATATCAGGTAGAAGCATATGTTTCTGATGTTGTGTCTAATACTATTATCGCAAGCGATGTTAAAGAAACTGGAATTACTATTACACAACCAACTCCAGTTCAAATAAAGCAACAGAATCCAACTCTACTCGAAAAGGTTGCGACTGTTGCTTTACTGATGGCAAGCTTGGATAAGCTGTTTGGTGGCAAGAACGGTATTAGTCCAGTCCCCTCAGTTCATCCTACTTTGAACGATGATGCATCTACGTCTCTAGTTGGTCGTGGTAATGAAGAAGCTGCTGAAGATACAAGCCGCAAGAGCAAAGACAAGACTATACGCAAAGGCAATGTGAATCCAAATCCAGTAGAAAATAAAGCAGTCGATCCTACTGCGGGTATTCCTGGAGGGCTGTCCGCAGCAAGCCTAGATAAGATTGCTGGAGAGATGCTTGGAAACGGAACTTCAGCCGGTACTGGATTTGACGCGGAAACAATCAAAGATACGTTGAGTTCTGCGGCACTACCGTCGGATATGATTTCTGCTCTTGACGAGACAAAGAGACTGACGGAGCTTCAGGATAAAATTCAAGGAACAGGTGAGCTTGTTACTGGAACGTTTAGCGGATAAGGAATAACAATGTCAAGTTGGGATCAACAAGAACAGGGCGGTAAGAAGTCTCAGTATCTAGGTAATCATACCTACACGACTGAGGCTGGTCATGTTGTCGAATTCGATAATACACCAGGTGATAGACGCATCCACGTTTATCATGCTTCTGGTACATTCATCGAGATCAAAGACGATGGAGCGATGATCTCGACAGTGAAGGGTGAGCGGCAGGACTTCAATGACAAAGGAAAGCATGAAGTCGTTACTGGTGAGTTTGGTCTTACAGTAAATGGTCCAATCAATATTTACTGCACGGGCAATGTTATTCAGCATGTCGATGGTAATTACGAACTAAATGTTGGCGGCGATCTAAAAGTAAAGGTTGGCGGCAACGAGCTCCGCGAAGTTATCGGCGATCAGCGCACGCAGGTCAATGGTAAGACTGCACACAGAACGTCGAAAGAACGTGACGAAGTAACAGGTGCCAGTAAGACAGAGACAATCAATCGTGACTATTTCCAATCAGTGGGAACAGACTCGACATTGATTGCTGGCGGAGATTATGTTGTGCTTGCTGGTGACGACTTCCAAGCTATCGCAACTGATCAGATTGGTCTTGGCGGCGGTGGTATTGTTGCGATTGCTTCTGCAGATCAAATACAGATAAAATCTTCAGAAGGAATGTTCCTTAATTCTGCTGTTGCAGTTCAAATTACTTCCACAGGTTCATACTATCCGTCATATATTCACAGTAATGGTAATACCAAAGCTGGTGTATTTTCTGACGAAAATGATATTGTTCTTGGTGCTGGTGGTAAAGTGCGAAGCGCAACTGATGGTGGTACAAAGCTAGACTCAGCTGGTCTTATTGCGCCTACAAGTAAAATTGTTCCAGGTATGGGATTACTAGGACCATGACCGACGTAAAAGAAACACCAGATATCGTTTCAAAGCGCGAAACGCTTGCACAGCTTAAACAAGAAGCAGCTGGGAAAATCCCTCTTGCTAAAGGCGACAAGTATACACTAAACGACAAAGAATACATTTACACGGGAACAAATGAACTGTGTGAATTGCTTGAGCGTATGAATCGTGATAATCCGGATCTGGTCAATCATACTGAAGCTGTTAGAATGATCAACGATCCTCTTGGCTACAGTGCTCCACCATTTCAAATGGATCCTGCAATTACACTTGGTCTTGCTGCGCTTAAGCAGACTGGTGCGCTTGATGCAATGACTGGTCTAGCAAAAGATTTTCTTGGTGCTGGTCTTGATGGTCCTATTTCTGCTGTTACCGGTGCAATTAAAAATCTTACCGGTGCGTTACCATTCAGTCTAAATGGTGCAGCTGATATTGTTAATTCTATTGGTCAAGTAAAAGTTCTAATGCAGTTGGGTCTATCAGGACCAACATCACTTATCTTTGCAGCAATCAATGGCAATCTACTAAGTGGTATTCCTGGGCTTGCTGATCTAGCAAAGCAAATCCCACTATCAAATGAAATTGCATCGTTGACTAAACTTGCTGCTAACCCGATCGGGTTTGCTGCTAAAGCTGCTGGTATTCAAGCAAACTTCCCGATGCTCAATATGAACGCGATGGCTGGCGTTCTTCTCGGAGCAGCTGCTTCAGGTAAGAAACCAAACTTTGCAACGCTTGTTCCTAATCTTGTGCTCGCGAGCGGTATTCTCAAGATGCTTCCGAAGGTTACTATTGCACCGACTAAAGATGCAGAAGGACCAAAGAAGCTAAAGCCACCAACAAAGCCAATCGATCCTATTGTTCCTAAGAATCTATTTGCTGAATCAGCAGCTGGATCATCGCTTGCTACACTGAAGCAACCGCTATCTCAGTTTATGGGGATTATGTCCACTATTGCGCCAAGAACAAATCTTATCAAGGATAGCCCATCAAAGACATCTTATGGCACACAAAAGCTGGTTGGTAATGCTAATACTGTCAACTGGGGTTCGGGTGGCTATGGGCGCGACAATTCAAAGGCACAGCTGGAAGCAAAGCGTATGGAAATCTCATCTAAGATTGAGAAGCATACATCTGAGCTGCTTGAACAAGTGGACTATACAAAGCTGACTAAGTATAGTTATCCGGATCTGATCAAAAAGTATCCTGCTATTAAGCCAACATCAACTGTTGCTGAAGCGTTGCATATCATTGATGTGGCAGATAAGGCTGAAGCGGCTAAGAAAGCTAATACGAGTATTATGACCACCTGAATACAATTCCTATTATAATGGCGTTTGATTGATTTGTCAAGTCTTTTTTTCTGAATAAATAAGCAAAAGGAAAACAGATGAAAAAAAGACCACTACCAGCATCACTCAAGAAAGTCACAAACAAAGACTTTGATCTTTCGTTTCGTGCTCACCCATCGACAGGCAAGCTGTTGATGAAGAAGGACGATGATGCTGTCAAGCAGGGTCTAAAGAACCTTTTGCTGACTAATCGCTACGAACGTCCATTCCGCCCAGAATATGGTGGTGATGTTCGCAAGCGTCTATTCGACAACTTTGATACTATTTTTGCCAGTGACTACGAAAATCAAATCAAGACTGCCATTAAGAACTACGAACCAAGAGCAGTTATCGATGATAATAATTCTGTTATCATAACAGAAAACGCAGATGGCAATCAGCTGTATATTAAAGTCTATTTCAAAAACGCTGTCACACTAAGTGACGTTAGCATCGACATCAATCTTAATAAGGTCCGATAATGGCAGTCAATACAGATCTCATTGTAACAGGATTGGACTTTGATACGATCCGTGCTAACCTACGCAACTATATGGCTTCGAAAGCTGAGTTTGCGGATTACGACTTTACAGACTCTGCTCTGGGTACGTTGCTTGATCTTCTTGCATACAATACATATTACAATGCGTTCTATGCAAACATGGCATCAAACGAAGGCTTTCTAGATACAGCACAGCTTTATGACTCGGTTGTTTCTCATGCTAAAGCACTAGGTTATATGCCAAAGTCTGCACGCGGTGCTTCAGCTAATGTTCAGCTCATCTTTACCAACTCTACAGCGAATTCAACTTTCCGTTCGATTGTTGTTCCAAAGAACACAACTTTTACAACAGCTGTCAACGGTACATCATACAAGTTTGTGACTCCACAGACATATACAATTTCAGCAAACGGTTCTGGTGGCTTCGCTGATTATGTCCGTATTACCGAAGGTGAGCCACTAACCCATCGCTATGTTTTCAATCGTACATCAAATACATCCTTTGTTCTTCCAAACGATAACGTAGATACAACGAGTATCGCTGTTCAAGTTACATCAGCTGGCAATACTCAAAACTACGTTCTTGCTGACGATGTGATGACTTCTAACTCAAGCTCGCAAATCTTCTTTGTCGAAGCTGATATCGGTAAGAAGTATAAAGTGTCGTTTGGCGATGGTGTTCTTGGTAAGCTTCCAGCCACAGGTGCTATTGTATCCGTGGCTTATCGTGTATGTAACGGAGCAATTCCAAATGGCGCTAATACCTTTACCCTTGTAAATACAACAATTGCTGGGCAAACTGGTGTTGCGATTGTTCCGATTGGTCGTGCTTCTGGTGGAGCTATCATCGAAGATATCGAATCAGTTCGCTTCAATGCACCAAGACTTTATGAAACACAGAATCGTTCTGTTACAGCGGAAGACTACGAGCGTATCCTTATTCGCGACAATCCAGACATCCAAGCTGTTTCAGTTTGGGGTGGCGAAGAGAACGATCCGCCAATCTATGGTAAAGTGTTTGTTGCAGCTAAGCCAAAAAATACGACTGTATTCTCAACTGGTCGCAAGGCTGAGATCGTTAACGACATCCGCAAGTATAACGTACAGTCGATTGATGTTGAAGTAACAGATCCGACTTATCTGTATATCATTCCATCGATTACTGTTCGTTATGATCCGCGTCTTACTACATTAACTCCAGGTGAGTTAGCCAGCGCAGTTTCTCAACGTGTTGTTTCGTTCGAAGTAAGCTACCTATCATCATTCGGTAAGTCGTTCCGCTATTCAAGATTCCTTGACTATCTTGACAGCACGGATGATTCTATTCTTGGTACAACGTCGATCATTCGTCTGCGCAAGACATTTGTTCCATCGTTATTGACGCCTAGCTCTTATACATTGAATTTCAACAATGTACTAGAAAAGCTAGGACCAACAGAACTTGTAAGTGGTATCGCAAACCATCCAGGCTATGGTGGTATTACATCATCTACCTTTACATACAGTGGCTTTGAATCGTTCTTCGACGATAACGGTTTCGGTACACTGCGTATATACTACCGTTCCGGCGCTGGTCGCTTGGGTCGTGTATATACTAATGCATCTTCAGGAACCATTGACTACGCAAATGGTATTGTTTATGTCAATAGCTTCTTACCAACTGATTATACTGGTGATAGTGTTTCTATTGTTGCTTCTCCCGTGTCACCTGACGTTTCACCGATCAGAAATCAAATCCTTCTGATTTCGCAATGTGAAGTAACTATCATTGATGACAATACAAACAAGACAGTAGCAACAGCGTCTAACATCGAGACAATCGGTCAGACGGCTACTATTCAGCAACCATCAGTAAAGCTGTATAACTTCTAATGGCAACAATTGTAGGCTCAGACGAAATTCTCAAAAAGATTTCATCGCAGATTGAAAGTCAGTTCCCTGGCTTTATCCGCGAGGAAGGACCGCAATTTGTTGCCTTTCTCAAAGCATACTTTGAGTATATGGAACAGTCGGGTAACTCAGTCAACGCAATTAGAACATTGCGTGAAAACAAAGATATTGATCGCACTCTGGATTCTTTTCTGGACTATTTCCGTAAAGAGTTCATGCTCAATATCCCAAAAGATATTTTGGCTGATAAGCGTTTGCTTGTCAAGCATATTCGTGACTTCTATCGTACACGCGGTTCGCAAGAGTCGTATCGCTTTCTTTTCCGGGCGCTTTTTGGGCAAGAGATTGAATTCTATTATCCAGGAGACGATATCCTTCGTGCGTCTGATGGTCGTTGGATACGTGAAGTTCGTCTTCGTGTGTCTGCGCCATTCTCGAAGAATCCACGTAATCTTGAGGGTAAATCCGTTAGAGGTGTAACTTCTGGTGCAACAGCATATATCCAAGATATCATTGGTACAACAGCTCTTGGTATCGAAGTATATGACATGACTGCTGAAAACATTGTTGGTACATTCCTAGACGGCGAACGCGTTTTTAATGTTGACGATCCTACAAACTATGCAACAATCAATTCACAAGTTGGTTCTATTATCAATGTCAATATCAAGAACGGCGGATCATTTCATAATCTAGGCGATTCAATAAGAATTAGTGGTGCAGGTTCTACTGAAGACGCAACTGGAACTGTTACAGAAATTACTAACTTAGGTGGTGGTGTAACCGTAAAACTAGCTAAAACTGGCGGTGGATATACCAAAGAAAATACCAAAGTTATCGTAACAGGTGGTAACGGTAAAGACTTTCAAGTTGGTATTGCTTCTTTTAAGAAACAAACTATTGGCGGACTGTCAATCAATACAGACATTATTGGTTCTGTTAAGAATGTAAAGCTAAATGAAGGTCCGTTCTTTGTTCGTTATGGCGCCAACTCTTCAACAGTTACGACCAAACTAACAGGAACTCTTACAGTATCATCTGTATCAAATACTGTTACTGGTGTTGGCACTAAGTTCCAAACACAACTTAGTGTTGGTAACTTAGTTCGTGTTAAAGGTGTAGCCAATACGCTTCGCGTTCACTCCATTTCTACTAATACATCATTTATTGCTGCATTTACTCCGCTTCAAAACGTAAGTGGTGCTAATGGTTATATTGGTCTTGCTGCTGCAAATGTTTCGACACGTTTGATTTCTGCATTGACATTTAGCACTAATGAGTTGTATGCTATCAATGCTCTTGCGCTTATCAATCCTGGATATGGGTATACAACACTACCAACTATTCGTATCGTTGATACGTTTATCTCCGGTCTTAATCTATCGGATGGATATGGAAATAGGTATGGTAACAATGCGGTTGTTGTAGCCAACACTGCGCCAGGAACAATTAAGAAGTTGAGAATCAACTCACCTGGTTCAAACTTTGGTCGATATGACGAAGCATCGATAGTCAATGTTACACAAGGCAATAACATTGTTTATATAACTGAAGCTGGTGCTAATACTTCCGGCTCTGCTGTATCAACATATGTAAAACGTCAAAGAACATTTGATGGTTCAGGGTATCCAATTCCATCTGGTATTATTCAGTTCTCAGGTCGTTATATTGATACTAAAGGTTTCTTAAGTTGGAATAATCGACTACAGGATAACGAGTATTACCAAGAGTTCTCTTACGTCATTCGCGTAGCAGAATTGATGAACAAGTATAAGAATGTTGTCAAGACACTTCTGCATCCAGCAGGAACAAAGATGTTTGGCGACTATATGATCAATGCTGTAGTTGCTGCTGGTGCTCAGGTTGTTGATGAAGCAGATCAAGTTGTTCGTCGTTCTGTTCGCGAACGCATTACGTCAATTGATACAGTTAACTCTGCTGTCAATTATGCCAACTCACCGTTCTCGGAATCAATTACAGTCACAGCAACTCAGAACGGTTCGTTTGTAGCCAATACATCTCGTACCGAATCTATAACATCTGTAGAAACGCAAAACGCAACATATACGGCTAATACATTTGCAACTGAGTCTATTACATCAGTAGACACTTCTGCAGCAACATATACGGCTAATACGCGTATTACTGAGTCTATCACATCAGTAGATACTCTTGCAGCGACATTCATTGCCAATACACGTATCACTGAAACTGTATCATCTACGGCTACTCACGCGGCTACATATACAGCCAATACATTTAGAACTGAATCTATTACTGCCACAGATGTTCAATCGAGTCAGAAGTTCCAGCTTATTCCAAATGTATATGTTAAGGTTCTCAACGCAAACAGCACGATTTCTTCAATCAGCGGTTCTTCGATTGGAACGTACTCACCAGTTACCGTTGCAACATTCGACGGTTCGCCAAGACTCTTGCGCACAGCACAAGGAACTTCGAGGTTCGCAAACGGTCTGTTTACAGCCAATACAGGTAGCATTTCGGTTGGTGGAACTGGTTCGAACCTCTATATCATTACTGTTCCAAATTCACCAACGCCTTCGGACTCAACATATCAGGTCAACGCGATCTTCTCGAATACGGTTCTCACATTGCGCACCAATTATATCCCAACAACTGCAAACGCTCGTATCTGGTTTGGCGCCTAAAACTAAGTATAAATACGGATAGGAAACACTATGACAGAAGCAATCAATTCATCGACTTTCGCCGATGCCACAGTTACTAGAGGAGCAAAAGAAGTGGAAGAAGTTAAACTCACAGGTAAATACGTCGCGCAATGCTTCGACGTTAACGGATCCCTAAAGTGGGAAGAGAAGTTCGACAACCTTGTTACCACGCAAGGTAAGAACCACATCCTCGATACATATCTGGCTGGTTCTGGATATACAGGTAAGGTATTCCTTGGTCTGATTAGCGCGACTGGTTATTCAGCGGTTGCTGCTGGTGATACAGCCAATTCGCATACTGGTTGGGTTGAGTTCTCTGGTTATTCTCAGACAACTCGTCGCCCACCAACATTCGGTGCTGCATCGAGCGGCTCAAAGGCTACTTCTTCGGCTGCTGTATTCTCGATTACTTCAGCCAATACCATCAAGGGAACATTCCTTGTAGCCAATACAGGCACAGGTAGCGCAGCATCTAAGAGTGGATTTTCTGGTTCGCTTTACTCAGCTGGTCTATTCACTGGTGGCGATAAGACAATCGCTTCGGGTGACGTTGTTAACATCACATATACTGCTTCTGCATAATGACCGTTTTCGTACCTCGTCACTTTAAGGTTGAACAAGCGATTCAATTTGTTGAATCGGTAAGCGAAGCTGTTCCTACACGATATTATTTCTATATCGGTAAGAGCTTTGCATTTGCCAATGCGGTGCCAATTACTGGCACAGTAAAAGTGACGAGCGCGAGCAACACGATTGTTGGTCAAGGAACTTTATTCAACGCAGAACTTGCTGTCGGTGATCGTATCACAGTTACAGGTCAATACAATGTTAGTATCGGTAATACGCAACCTCATGTTGTAAGAGTTCATCAGATCCTTACTGGTCAGACGATGATCGTGACGCCGCGCCCAGTAACAACTATCACATCTGGCGCTAACGCATACATTCGTAAGTTGTGGTCTGAAATCGATCCTCCTGTTCCTGATAACAACTATCAAAACATTTACTATGATATATGGCGCAATATGATGTCTTTGAAGAAAGTTCAAACATCTGATGTTTCTCATGTTATAACACGTTATAATTGGACAAACAATCAATATTATACTAAATATGATGACCTAGATACAGAATTGTATGGTAAACGTTTTTACACATATACATCAGATCATAACGTATACAAGTGTATCGATAATAATCGTGGCGCTAACTCAACTGTTATGCCAACGGGAACTGGTACATCGCTAATTAGTACAGCTGATGGTTATCGTTGGAAATACATGTATACGGTTTCTGCTGGTGAAATCCTCAAGTTCCGTACACCAGATTATATTCCAGTCAAGACGCTAACAGCTAACGACGGTTCATCGCAATGGACCGTACAGCAGAATGCTAGAACATCTGGTAATGGCGCTATTTTTCAAATTCATATTTTGGCTAATGGTTCTGGATATCTTCATACGACAAACACATTCCAAACCGTTACAAATACATCTTGGGTAAAGTTAAAGCCAACTGCTTCTGCTATCGACGGAACGTATGTTGGTTCTGGTTTGTTTATTAGTGAAGGTGCTGCTTCTGGTCAACTGCGTAAGATTGTAAAGTATTGGGGGGCCAATAATACACTTATTGTTAACTCAGCATTTACTGTTACGCCAAATACTTC